GTTCCTGTACCAGGTGTTCCATTTGCAGTATTACTTCTATAACCACCACCACCTGAACCACCATTTGAACCTGTTCTTGGTGCACTATTATTTGCACCTATACCACCACCTATGGCAGTATAAATATTAAATGTGCTATTTTGTCCATTACTACCAGGATTAAAACTACCTCCATCACCAACAACTATTGGATATGAAGTTGATGGTGTTAATAATAATGAACCACTTATTAATCCACCGGCACCACCACCGGCACCTCTATTTCCACTTCCACCACCAGAACCACCACCTGCAACAAGAAGAAATTCTGCTGTGTATGTTGATGAAGATTCTTGTCTATATGCAAAAGGTGCGAATATCATATTATACTAAGTTTTTAACTGATGCTAAGTAAAGTGTTGAATTATCAAACGATACTAAAGTTATTATGTCTGTGCCGGTCGTTGTTGTTGGTACATATGATGAACCACTTACTTGGTAAACAGACGATGGGAATGTAACTGTTCCACTACCGGTAGTTGCTAATTTAATATTAATAGTTTGACCCGCTTTAATATTACTTGGATTGATATGAGTTGCTGAACCCGATACCAATTGTAATGTAAAGAAGTTACCATTATTTAAATTAAGTGATGCAGTTTGAGAACTGATTGATAACGTATTTACATTACCATTTACAGAACCGGTAATACTTACTGAACCACTAACAATAAGTGAACCTGTAATTGATTGTGTTCCACCTATTGAACCGGTAGTAATTAAACCAGTAGTGGTAGCAACCGCAACACCGTTAAGTGTTAATGAACCTGATACGTTAACTGAACCTGTAAAGTATGAATTACTATTACTGTCAATTCTTAAACCATTTCTTCTACTACCTACCGCCGTTCCTGTACCAACTACAAATATTGTATCTTGTGAACTTTCTTGTAGTGAACCTGTGGCGTTAAATCTTCCAAAGAACGCTGAACCACCTTCACCAAAATGTGAAGCCGATACCGCTAAGTTACTACCAAATATAATGGCCTCTCTTAATTGAGAATTTGATGATGAAACAAATGATGATGAAACAATAATATTACCACCACCAATTATATTATTTGAAATATTTCTTGCCGTATTTGATGATTGTGAACCCGATGCATATATCACTAATGTTGCACCTTGTGTACCACCAGCAAAAATATTACTTCCAATGTTTAAATTATTCTGTGCTATTCCCGAAGAACTTAAATGGTTATTTACTGTTATTAGTCCATTTCCAAAATTATTTGTAAAGGTTATTGAACTTGAAACGTGATTTAATGTTATTGTACCATTTAATATATTAGTATTAAAAGTTGGTCTAAGGTTTGTAACAAAGTTCTGTGTTGATGTAGTACTTGCACCCTCTAAAAAATTATTAGATGCGTTAATTGAACCACTATTATGATTAATTGTTAATGTGCTACCATTTAAAATATTTTGATTAATAGTAGGATGACCACCCGTTAATGAGGATGTGGTAAATTCCATCCTTATTGCGTTAGGGCCATTAATTATATTACCCTGAGTTTTAGGGAATAATTGTGAGTCTGTGTTTAAATATATACCTCCTTGATTTGTATTAATAATATTATTTGAACCTGATATATAACCTTGTTGAGTTGCGGTACCAGAAAAATTGGTTGCTCTAACTTGTGGTAAGGCAACAATATTATTACTACCAGTAATTCTTAATGAACCTGTATAATTTGATTGTGTTGATTGTGGTGCATTTGCACCAGGATTATCTCCCCAACCTAATATAATGTTAGCCTGTCCCGCCTCTGAACTTGTTAAATACAATTCAGGTTGTACGGTTGTGTTATTTGATACCAATGATACACTACCACTTCTAACATTTAATGAACCGGTAATACCAATATTGTTTGTTGTGTTATAGAATGAACCGGTCTGTGCGAATGGACTTCCTCCACTACTACCTGATGAACCTGAACTACCGGCAGTACCATCAGTTCCTGATGTTCCTGACAATCCTGAAGAACCTGCGGTACCGTTAGTACCATTAACACCTGATGTACCATTAGCACCGGACGTTCCACTTGTACCCGATGGTGTACTTGTTATAATAAATAATATATTATCATTACCATTAAATTGATGTGTTGCAGAAAGCAATGTAATTGCATAAGTCCAATATGTTGTATTATCTGTTTTTGTTCCTAATTGCCATACTTGATAATTAGATTGATTTGTCTTGTCTTGTATTGTGATAACTGAACCAACACCTAAGTTTCCTAAAAATATATCAATATTATTATTTTGTTGGTCTTGGTCACTTACATTTAAAAATGTTGCACCGGTTTGTGGTGCTTGATTCCAAGTAATATATCCTGCACCAGGGTTACCACTTGTTGAAACTGTTTTTGCTTGATAATTAAAAAATGAGTTAGATACGCCTGATGTTCCATTAGTTCCATTTGTTCCATCAATTCCTGATGAACCTGAACTACCTGATAATCCACTACTTCCTGATGTTCCATCAATACCGTTTGTTCCATTTGTTCCGTCTATTCCACTTGTACCTGATGTACCGTCTACTCCTGATGTTCCATCTATTCCACTTGTACCGCTACTACCTGATGTACCGGCAGAACCTGATATATATTGTTGCAATTCATTAGCAACGTTTTGATAAGTGTCATACATCATTACACCACTACTACTAAATGTAGTAATATAAGAACCGGTATTTTGTTCTATTCCTCCTCGTGAAACATCTATTTGGTCTGAGTAGAATGTACCTGATTGAAATAATGAACCGGTAACTTTTACTATTGATGATGATACAACTAATTCATTACCTGCTACAATATCAATACGATTAACCGTACCGTAATTATCTACCTTAACATATGTTACATCATTACCAACAAATAATTGTCCACCACTTGCTGTGATGTGAGTATCAGTTGGAGAGGTATTATAAACTTCTAAGTATCTTGGGTCTGATTGATTTGGTTGAATTAATACACTGCCGGTACCAACGATGTCTGTGGAATGTAATGAACCACTAACATTTAAAATACCTTTAACGTGTGTATTGTTTGGACCGTATCCAATAAAGATGTCACCTTCTCCACCGTCATCGTTAAAATGTAATGTTCCACCACTTAATGTTGAAAAATACAAGGCACCTGATGGAACATTTAAATAATTAAACGCATTGTTATCCCAAATAATCGGACCGGTTGTTTTAATTGAACCGGTGATATTAACATAACCACCTTCAGCCCATACAGAAATATTATCAGTATTTTGAAGTATTGGTGTATCAATTGATGTTGTTACATATAAAGCACCGGATACAATTGTATCTCTATATGATGTTACATTTGTATCATTAAGAACAAAATTATCACCGTAATTATTAATACCAAATCTTATTGACGCGGTACTTTCATTATGGAAATGAAATGTTCCATTATTGTCACCCCAAAAACTTAATACAGAACTACTTGTTGAGAATGTATCGTTAAAGTATCTACCAATCCAAGGTCCGTCATTATTTGCGTGAATAGATAATAATGCATTATCAACCGTACCTACCGTTGAACCATCAAGTGTTATATGACCTTCACTACCTGTTATTAATTGATTACCTATAAAAGTATTACTGCCGGTCGTTGCAAATGAACCTGTGTCAATTGCTGAACCTGTAATAGGTTGTCCATTAACAGTAAAAGAACCGGTAATGTTTACCTGTGTTTCACTTATTTGTATTGGTAAGTTATCACCAAGTCCATCTTGTAAGTATTGAAGTGAACCACTCACCCCGTTGTATGAGTTAGCAAACTTTACCAAACTTGGGTATGTTTGATTTATAAACTCATTAGTTAAATTTCCCATATTATATTGTGTTCATATTTTTTTATACTTTATCCCAAGCTATACCGACATCTTTCCATAGTTCTTGAAGTTGTTCCCAAGTGTATGATGTAAATGGTAATTCCGGTAATACGCATCTATTAAAATCAAATTTCTGTGTTATACTTACATTCAAAACCCATCCACAAAGTGATGTCTCCCATTCTTCAAGGTAGGGGTCTACCGTTGCATTCCAATCTGCCTCATACTCAGATAAATACATCTTTGTAAATAAGTCTTTGATAATTTCCAATGTGTCTGATAATACTTCAGCTTGGTTGGAATTGTCTGTCTTTAACTTATCTACCATAAATACTTGATAACTTATGTGCATGTGGTTAGGGTCAAACCTTGTAACCTGCGGCGTAATATACATTCTCGGGTACAATGGTTCCTCTTTCGTGATTACATCGTTTGTAATCTGTGTATGGTCTCCAAATCCAAATGAATTGATTTGATAATGTAAATCAGCAAACGCTTGAAAGTCTCTGATGATTACCCGGTACGATTCAAACGATTGGTCTTCAGGGAATCCATATCCAAACTCAATTGGAATAACGCATATGTTATAATCAAATGGCATTGACATAGAAATGTTTAGCGTGTTACCCGCTAAAATTGTCTCGAAGCGTTCTGTAAAGGGGTGTATCTCCGGCGACCAATCTCCAACAATAAAGTTGGAGAAGTATCCTTGTTCTTCTGTATATGACTGATAGAATATGGTCCATATATCTTTACATGTTTCCATTGTATCACTCAATACATCGCTTAAGTTAGATTGGTCTTCGTTAACTCTGTCAAGTATAATTACCGCAAAATTATAATGTATTTCATTTTGTTTAAGGGTAACTGTGCCGGGAACCACATAGCATCTTGTATAGCGTGGTTCCTTTTTTGTCTCTACATCGTTTGTAATCTGTGTTATATCTCCAAACCCAAATGAATTTATTTGAGGGTGATTATAGGCAACTTGACTAAAGTATGTAAGTATTTGTTTATAGTTTAACATCTTATATATAAATATAAAAAATCCTAATTAGTTTTTTAACGATTGTTGTTTGTGCTGTCTTTCTATTTCTTTATCCAACGCAAGTAGATAAGCGAGTTGGTTTAAGACTTCGATAATCTTTTTCTTAAAGACTTTATCATGTTCATTGACGTTGTTATTTGTAAGTCTATTAACGACGACGTACCATCCAAATCTTTTTTCAAAAGTAAGTTCTTCAGGTTCTTCCGGTTGGTCCATAATAGTTTTATCGCGAACCATTCGTTCATAATCCTCTGTTTCAAAGATATTGGGGTAGAGGTGAAAGACATCCTTGCGAACTTGATAAAAAAAAACTGGCCACCTAACGGATACTTAATATCTAACTTATTTTTGAAGAGTTCTGACCGGTCGGTTAGTGACTCTTGGTTATATGGTTCTATCTTAAAATTATGTTTGTTCTTCTCAGATATTATTGGCCGGTATAGTATTGCGGCAATGATATGTTGATAGTCCATTATCTCCTCGGCTTTCTTTGTTAACAATGTATCAAGGTCAGCAAACTCTGCAAAGGTTAATTCTTTATACGATGGGATAAAACCGTAATGCTTGCCATCTAATTCAAACCGGTCATACAATGGATAGTTATCCTTAGGAAATAAAGAAAACACCTTAGCCGCAAGGAATGACACCTTGTAGTTCTTCTCAGCAAGTAGATGTTCTACCGGACAATCAGTTACTATACTGATAACCTTTGCGTTCATGTACTCATCCTCAAATAAGTCTTTTACTTTGAATATCTTTGTGTAATGGTCTATTGTAAGAAAGTCCGGTATCTTATACTCAACTCCTTTTAATTTAAATTCTACCTCTGTCATATTAATAAGTCATAATTGCATACCTGCCGGTTGATACATTCTTTATTTCCCAATACATGCGGAACATTAGTGCATCACTTAAATCGGGTGACTTACCTAATACCTTTTTCTGTTCGTCTTTGGATATAACTTGTATCTTATTATCTTTATCTACGTCCTTTAACCGGACTGTTAATAGTTCTTGTGTTAGTTCTTCTACTATCGCACTGTCTAATACATTGATACTAATCTTACCTTCTCTTATCATGTCAGAAAGCTTAACGTAGCACTGTGCTTTTAAATTGGCAAAGTTCTGTTTGTGTAATGGTGAGGAGTTATTGACAAATGCTACGCACTTAAGCGTATCGATTACACCGGCGCCCAAACCATCACTATCACCGATAACTTGAGATGGATGTATTCCGTGCTTTGCAATAAGTTCTTTAATGTTATTTGATAGTTCTATTGTATCAAGTTTCTTATACCGGACAATCTCTACCACTGTCAATCCAACCCATACAATGGCGATACTTGTATCATTACCGAATCGGGCCACATCGACTGATATGTATTTCTTATCTGCCGGATTGGGTGCTGTCTTATAAGAACATGCAACAATGTCATCATAGTCAAATAACTTACCAATCTCATCTGTAAAGAACCAGTCACCATATAGTAATCTTTTCTTCTGTTCTGCCGGTAAGGTCTGTAACATATCAATGTAATCTTGACTAACGTATGGGTTGTCTGTGATTAGTGATTGAATGAATACCTTACTCTCAGGTAGATTACCTTCTTGAAATGGTATATAGAATATACGTTTAATATAGTTATTGCCGGGGTTACAGGTTAATATAATCTTAGGTATTAAACTATAATCAGTTAGTTTGTATCTTATCCTTGACTTAAGAATATTATAGCATGTCTCTGATATTTGCGAAGCTTCATCTACCCCCACAGCGGTTACCTCATATCCCTGTAATCTTTCGTAGTTAGGGTCTGAAGGGGTATACTCAAGGTTCTTTAATATAATGATTGAGTTATTAAATAATTTAACCGTATTGTCTTGTCCATTATAATTAAAGTGTTTGTCCGGTTTTAATCCCATATCCTTTAATACTTGGAATAGAGTTACCAACGTGGTTTGTTTTAATGTATGTAATACAGACCGGCCTAATATATATCTTGTATCTGTATATTGTACCGCCATTGTTGCGATAGCAAGACATAATAGATAACTTTTCCCGCCGGATACCCCTCCACCGAAGCAGACTTCTGATGTCTTCTTGTCGAATATATATTCCCAACACTCTGTCTGTCTTTTACTTAACTTAATATCAGGCATAAACGAAGTTTTTTACTTATCAAGTACTATGTTTATTGATATTGGGTTACCACCGGATGTTACATCTAGTTTAACCGGTGTCTCTATATTATATAATTTATTTAGTACGGCAAGTGTTTCCAACTCAACCTTTCTATTATTATTCTCACGGCATCTCTTTAACAGGTCGTGTAACCTCGAGAGTTGGTCATTTAAGACACTTTCTCTCTCTTGACTGAACCTTTCCTTCAACCGGTCTTTTGCGTCCTTGTAGAGGGTTTCTGATTGTCTTGTTGATATATTAAATCTTCTTGATGCTTCCTTACGAAATTCACTAAAACTTAGGGTATCATAAAGTATCATTTCATATACTTCAACCATTCTTTCTTCATACTGTGCTTCGTTCGTCTTACGACCGCCGGCACCTTTTAATTCTTCTTCCATTATAAATTTTTGTCTATATAAGTTTTTAATCTTCTTGATTGTTTATTTGAACAACTTGAACAACTAAAGTCAAAGTCTTGATTGAATAAGAAATTATATATCTTATTAATCATTTCTTTGTGAGGTGTTATATCTTTGCTACCTAATTCAAGGTATGCTAATTTAATATCATCCATTGTTGGGATATATATATTTTCATCAATCACCGGTGGTAGTTCGGTAGTTACTTTGTTTTTACACGATTTACACTTTGCCATATTAATCTTCGTTATGTGTTGGTTCAATATGATGATAATCATCAAGGTTATTACTCCAATCTGTTAGTTGTTGAGAATGAAGTTCTTCAGGTGTTTTGGGCACCGGTGTTGGTTGTGGTTTGGGAACAGGGTGTCCACCCTTACAATTACAGGCCATGTTATAGTGCATTATAGTATTTCATAACTTCTTGTTCTTGTTTTTCAATCAAGGTTTGTTGAGTTAATATTATTGGTTCAAATATTTTGGGTTGAGATGCTTTTAATCTATTCTCTTCTGCTTTCATATTAATATATTGTTCCATTTCTTCAGGTCTTGGAAAACCTACCTTTTTAATTACAGACTTTATTTTCTTATCGTTCTGTCTTCTTTGTCTTCGGTTCATACTAATCTATTATTAATATTGGTAATTATTTTATTCTTTATTTCTTTTATCATTCTTGCCACGGATGTGACCGGTATTCTTGTTTGTTTGGATACCTTCTTTAAAGACCCGTGGACAATATATAAATCAAATAGTGACTTCTCAATCCATTCAAGGTCACCGTATTCTTCTTCTAATATACATAAATAATTCTCCTTTTCCAATCCTAGTTGTTCATCCTCATATACAATATCAAATGCATGTTGAATAATCTGTATCTCATCATTTGTTTCAATGCTTTCCTCCTCGTAGTCAAACTTATCGTTAAACAATGATAAGTATGTCTGTGCTTCTTTTCGTATGTTATAGTAGAACCTTGATGTCTTTGAGTAGAAGTTTATTCGTAGTATTGCGGTAATAAAGTATTTTATATTCTTATCATCATATTTCTTAAGTTTTATTTCATCCTTCTCATATAATTGTAATACAACTTCATGAAGAAGTTCTTGTGATAGTTGATGATTATTGGTTATCTTATTCGATATTTTCAATAACTCATAATAATTATTTGATATATACGTATTAATATTACAGTTCATCCACCATTTTTAACATATCTCTTAGTATGGCGCACGTTTCGTAATTCTCGTTCTTCTCATACTGGTTTATTGTAAGCTGTAATAAATCTTTAAAACCATCAGGATATGTGTATAACTTTCCAAATGATAGTGTCAATGCATGTGTCATTGATTTTATTGAGGCCAAACATACTATTCTTTTATCATTTTCCGATAAGGTAATATATTCACTCGGTAATATTTCTTCAATCTTAATCTCTGAATTTGACTTTTTTGCCATGATGAAAGAATTTATATAACGCTGTTTTATTAACGCCGGTATCAATTGATATTTGATTTATGGTAATCCCTTGTTCTCTTAAATATATAATCTTTGACCAAATATCCAAGTGTTCAATTTCTTTGAGTCTTTTTTCCTGTTCTAAGCGTTTGTTTTTTATGATACCAACGAATGTACCGTCGGGGTTCTTAAACCCCTCCTTGTGCCAACGACCGGTCTCTGGTACGAATGTAAAGCCAAGTGCTTCCATTAGTTCAAAGCCATCTATCTTTTGTTGTTCTGATATATATGTATTGGGTCTAACAAGAACTACTTCACCTTTATTTATTCTCTTGGTGTATTTTCCTTTTTCTTTTTCAATTCTCGATGTACATACCTTACATACTTTACGGCGTCTATCGTTTGCACTAAATGAAGCATAGTTGGGGAAGTCTGTATATACTTTTGTTTCGTTACACTCCAAGCATACTCTTGGTTTGACTAGTTTCTTGTATTCTCTATTTGCTTCATAGTAACAGGTATTACACACGTGACGTGTATATGTGTTACCGTTCTTCTTGTGGATATATGATGCAAACTCTTCTATTGTTTTTAACATTCTACATTTGGTGCACTTTCGTGTCATATATATAAATAGTTTGTTTTTTTTGAAAAGTCGTTATGTGATAAAAAAAATCTCCTGCTGGTTTTGGAAGCTTTAACCGGTGGCAGGAGATTATATATTAATTAAACCTATTAATAAATATAGTTAATTATGTTTATTTCGTAAAGCTTTTAATCTATTTTCCATTACATAGTTGGAATACATCTCAACTAATCTTGATGCCGGTATTAAAAACCCATGTCCAATGTAATCAGTATCGTTCTTCTTGGTATCAGTTAAATTAAGTCTAACCCTGTTATGGTATAGATATAATATAAACTCTGTTGGAACTGATATTAACAATTCATTTACATTATATGTTTGTAATACTGCTTCACTGGTTAATATACCTGAGTTGAAGTAATTACCTTTCACCGTCATTGCATATTCAACAAAGAAGTTATCAGTTAATAATGCTGATTGTTGGTTCTTAAACTCATGTGTACTTGAGATGAATTTATTCACTGCGTTAACTGATGGTAATTCAAATTTTGAGAATAAGTTCTCTGTGTTAATTTTGGCTTGGATGGGGGATAAGTCAATATCGTACTTTCCGTCATCATTCATTATAAGTATTTTCATACTAATAAATATGAAAACTTGTAATAAAAACCGTTTTATAATAAAATTAATTTTACGTTGTACTATTCCTCCATTAATAACCAGTGTTCTGGTATTGTTACCGGTAATACATTGTGAAAGCGAATGATGTGGTCATCAACAGTTGTTCTTTGTGATGCCGGTAGTTCTAGTAAAGATTGTAGATATTCATTCTTTTCTTCTTTACTAAAAGAATAGAAAGTATTAATACCTATCTTTCCTTCTCTAAAGTGTTCTTGTGGTAATGGTGTTATCTTTTTCATATATATATAAATATAATTAAAAATTCTCTAGTACTAGTATCTAGTTTAGTACTCTAGTATCTAGTACTTAACTAGTATCTCTATCACTACGTTAGTAGTGTAACATCTCGAGATTGGTCATAGGAACTCCTTACCATTATAATACCCTATATATGATAGAATATTGTAACGGGAGTACCCCACATCAACAGAACATCTGTCGACAGGTATCTTAGTTTCAGTGAAAACTTAGACTTGGGACCTGCTTACGAACTTCACTAGTCCGACATATTTTACATCCTTTCCCTTTGTAGTGATGCTGCGCTTTAATATGTTCCTCGTACTCTAACGCTGTAATCTCCACCCGACCGGTTAACCCTGAAAGTGGTACATATAATAAATACTTGTAGTCTCACCAAAATCCTTAGATAGGTGAATATATTTGAAAATATATGTAAAATATTTGGTAATACAAAATATTGTTATAATTTTGTAAAACATTTAAACAAATAAAACAATGGCTAAAAATTATCAAGAATTACCTTTAGGGTTTGACAGAACACAATTGTACAAGGAACAAGTACAATATCAAATCACTCGTTCTGCCGCAATGGCTGCGGTATTAGATTTTGCAACATTAAATGGCATCAAAATGACATTAGCTGAAATGATGGCACTTGTTGAGAAATACATACTATTTATAGAAACGGGTGATAAGAGTTGGATTAAAAAAGTTGATGAATATTTTAAAGAAAGAAATGAAAAACTTCAAATTTTTTAAAGGAGAAAAAGAATTAGTATTGGAAAACAATATACTATGGGAAAGAATTGATTATCTTGAAGAAGAGAACAAAAGATTAAGAGAACGCATTCAAGAATTAATTATTGCATTCGTTGATAATCCCGAATAATTTAAGTATACTTGTTATGTGATGTGGTTTTATCATATACCCATCATAATAGAAGTTTAAGATTTTTAATTAATAAACCCCATCTTTTTTAAGGATGGGGTTTTTTGTTTCTAAGACATTATTTTTATGAGTTGGTATGATTGTATTGCCATAGCAATAATAATCCAACACAGGACAACTCTGTAAGTCCAGAGGTACAATTTACTTATTCTTCCATTGGCTGTAGCAAATACCTGCCGACTGTTCTTGTCCATATTCGTCAATGATTGATGATATACATCTTGATATATATGTTTGTTCTTCTTCACCTGATTCCGGTGTTGGAATTACAAACTTTTGTTTTGATTGGTTTTCTTTAATTGGTACACAGTTTGGAACGGTTCTACCATCCTCAGTTACTTTTACTCCAATTGGTTCATACCCTTCCCAACAATTATTTTCTATTTTATCGTCTTCCGCCATTTTATTTATTGGTGGTTTTTGACTTGCTAGTATTTCTTTGCGTAATTTAATTAATTGAGTAAACTTGTCCATTAGTATTTGTTTAAAGATAATCTAAATAATGTTTGTGCGACTAACTTTGTTATTTCATCTATTTGGTTTTGTTGAAATGAATAAGGGAAAATAGTTTTTCTTTCAGTATCAATGTACTCAAATAACCCTTTGAAGTATAATACAACAGTATCACAATCTACATAGTCTAAAATTGGTTTAGTTTGATACCCTATTATTCTTGGTGATATACCTTCTGTACTTTCTACAAGTCCATCAACTAAGTCTACTATCTCATCGTAGTAAGTGCCTAAAGCATCATGTACCGCAAATGAGTCAGTTTGATGGTGCCACACTTTTGATTGAGTATGTGATTGGTGTAGGATTGATATAAATTCTGCCGGTGTTGCCATACTATTTTTCTTTCATTAATTTAAATATTTTATTTTTTAATTCTTTAACTAATTTTTCTGATAACATTTTACAATCATAAGATTGTTTATTTTCATCAATAATGCCTAAAGCAATGTGTAATTCAATTAATTCTCTTCGAGTAAATTCCATACTATTCTTTAATTATTTTTACTTCTTAATTGATTATTTTCTTTTTTTAAACTATCAATAGTTGCTTCCAATCTTACCACATGCATAGTAAGTTCGTCAACCTTCTTTGATAAGTCATCTATTATAACTTGATAAATCTTTATAGACTTCTCAAGGTTATCGAGTTGTGTTCCCTCAATATCCGCTTTATTTTTTCGATAACCGACAACGTATCCAAGTGCGGTTGTTAATATTGTTATTATTATCTGTTCCATATTAGATTCCTATACATTCAGGACAATTCCAAAACGCCGTTAATTGTTCACTATATACTTGTCCATTACCACCGCCGGAAAATCTTCCGTATTGATTTAAGTCCCAACCGTGTCTTGATGCTTGTGGTAAAGAAATTGATGGTATGTAACCAGCTTGTTTGTTGCTTATCATTCCATCTATTGAATTTTGTTGTAAATACAATGGGAAAAGATTTTGACCACGTCCTATGGTGAGATAATCCTGAAGTCGCATTAAATAGAACCGAGAACGTTGTGCTTGCAATCCTCTAAGATACTTAAAGGTTTCTGTGTCAACTGCCGTAGCGTTCTCCATCTCACCGGTTACAATACCTCTGTTCATAACTCTAAACTGAATTGATGACATAGATTGGTAATACGCCTCCTGAATTAAAAATTTCGAGATGTACTCATTTACTAATGTCAATTCATCTGCATTAAATGTTGAACCCGTTGATGTAACTTGTGACAATAAATGGTCATAAAACTTTGTTCCCAATACCGGTTGAAGAGATACATCTTGGGCAATTTCAACGCTTGCTTTTAGCAAATTTATGTCAACATTGCGATTGATATTTGTAAAATCCTTTAATTTAGTTTCTGAAATTAATAGTGCACCCATATTATATATTGTCTAATTCACTTAACCATACACTACATTCTTCTTCTGTTAATCCATATCCTGAAGTTAACATCTGCATAGCTTGGTCTTTTGTTATTTTTCCATTTTCGTAGTTCCTTACTATCCTCATTAAATTTTGAAACTCGCGTCCTTTTAATGCTTTAAGATTTTCGTTAACCGGTGCCGCACTTTCTACTGTTGTAACGGGTGCTGAACCTGCTGCCGGTGCTTCGTTAATATCCCCTGTCTCAAATATTGATAACGGCTTAACTTCTAAGTTTGTTGGCTTCTCACTAAATAATGATAACAACTTCTCAAAGTTTGGTAGTATCTCATTGATGTACGGAATTATGCACGATTTTCTGAAAAATTCTGCGTGGTTAACAATGTCATCTTTACTAGTTAAACCTGTTGCTGTACTAACGCCGAATAACTCACCGGAGCTTATACGATGCCCGCTAAGGATAGTACTTGTCACGTCAGTATAAAGACCCGCATAGTAGCCATCGTTGTCATTTCGAGGTATCTGTACAATGTCAGGTGCCTGTTCTTTGCTTTCATTGAAAGATATAATTGCTTGTCCACCTTGGTCTGAACCTGAAAACTCTGAGAATAAACTACGAGTAATTACACGTTGTTCCTCGATGGATGGAATGCCATTATGGAAGCTAAAAAATAAACTTGGTGACATACCACGTCTTAAGTTGTTTTGATGAAAGTTCTTAATCTCAACATCAATTGCTATTGCTGCGAGTGCACCAGAATAATCAGGAACCGGATAATAGGTTTGATTTGGTTGATAACATTTGTAAACATATAACTGAGTTGGGTCTTTTTCTTTTTGATTAAAAGCTTTAATTTCAACCGGCGGGAACTTCCTAACATTTGTCCAATCAGGCGAATAATAATAACAGTCAACATCGTCGTCATCGTTTAATTTACCCATTCTTATTCTTGACATATCCATATGGTACATCTCAGCAATTTGTTTTCGGTCATTAGACCATATAACTTGTACAGCAAAAGCACCCATTATAAGAAAATCGAGTGTACACTTACGTATAACCTCTTCAATATTTTCTTTACCATTAACCAAATGTACCATTGCCATTGGGTTATTTTGTGATACAATACCATCACCCATAATTTGGTTCATCTTGGAAACAATTACAGCTTTATGTATTGCACAATTGTTGTATTGGTCTAGTAAGTAGTTTGGCATCAAGTTCGATTGCCCCCAATATACATAGGGTTTTTGAGTTATAATTTCTGTAAAGATTGGTGTTGATGCTAATTTAAATTCAGCACGCTGAAACCTTGGTGGTTTCTCTGCCGGTATTAATGAACTGTTTTCTATTTCTTTCATATTATTCTTGTACGTAAATGTAGTTACTATCCGTTTCGTCAGGACTTATGTATTCTATAAACGGCGTTGTTTCACCATTCTGACCATCAACAATTGCAATTCCGATAAATACATTATCTGTACCGTCACCATATATATTCAAATCGTATTGACCCAAATAAATTAAATCACTATTTTGAAGATTAATTGTAACTTCACAATATCTTATATTCTGAATATACTGTTGCGGATTGTTTGTATATACTGTGTATGAATTAGTAAACCTCGACATGATGTGAGTGAA